CTTGGGCAAGTCCAGATAATCCGGTGTTTACAATCCAGGGTCCTCCCGTGATTTGGGAAGATGTTGTGAACCATCCTGTTCACTATACGGACGGCGGAATCGAATGCATCGAAGCCATTGAGGCCCAGTTAACAGCAGAAGAGTTTCGCGGTTATCTCAAAGGGAATATCGCTAAGTATGTGTGGCGCGAGAAACACAAAGGCGGCACAGAATCACTGAAGAAGGCGCAGTGGTACCTCAACCGTCTTGTTGAATTGGGCGACGCCTAAAAAGGTTGCAGCTCGTCTTCATCTTCGTCGCCGTCTTCGTAAAACGCGCAGGCGGCGGCGAGTTCTTCTAGCTCCAGATCAGTTGGTACATCAAAGTCCAACTGAATATTTTCGTCTGCCAGGATCTCTTTAACGGCCTGCCACTCCATCAGGCGCTGGTGGTAGAGGTTGAGCAGGGCTGAATACAGTTCTTCCCAGGTCATTTCCCTGGCGACCATCTCAGCTTTACGCATGGAGAACTGGAGTTCCAGGGGTAACTCAAACTCCCGTGGTTCTACGGATCTCTCCATTGCGTTTTCCATGGCTTCGATGAAACTATTTTAAGGCTAGCTGGCAAATACTGATTTAACTTGATCAAGTTCCCCAAGTGCCCAAGGATCCTCATTGATCGCGAACGAATTAGCAAACTCTGCCAAAACGTAAGGGTTAATGTTTTCTTCAAGTTGGCGGATGGCTTTTATCTGATGCGGAGCAGCAGTGTAATTACGAAACGCCTTGAGAAGAACTTCGGTGGATGACCAGGGGCTGTCATCAATTTCCCGCAGCAGAAGCTCCACCTCTTCTCGGCGTCGATCAATCAGACCACCGATGACCCTGTGGTTCTCATCAAAGATCCAATGCGTGATCTCTTCTGCCACTCCAGCCCAGTCGTCGTGATTGATGCAGTCAACGATGTTGCTGTAAAGAAATGGCTTCCAACCTACCGAGTGGATGAACGAAATCAAGGCCTGTTCGGCACATCCGTACAAATGGATGTCAAGATCAGCCAGCAGACCACGAATGGCCTTCACCTCACAAAACAAGTACTCCAGTGCTTTCTCTTTGGTGCACCACTGCCCCTTCTTAACGGGAGAGCCATCTGGATAAAATTGGGTGCCATACCCAATGGAATAAGCACCCTCTTCATCTGCGGGAAACGCTTTTTCGTTGAAGCCTTCGTACTTACGAATTAAAGCAACAGCGTCCCGCAAATCAAACATGGGAGTACAACAAGTACTCCCATATTACACATATAAGAATGCCGTTGTTATTTACCTTGGCCGCGCATCTTTTTCCGGCCATGATTAGGTAAACTGTTTTGACCTTGTCCTTGCCGAGTTTTCTTGGGCTTGGACTCAAGCTTGATGGATGAGGATGACTTGGGTTTTGCCATGACAGAGTTGAATTGGCGCTACCACTTTACCTGTTTTTAGGCCTGTGTCTCCTCTTGTTGTTGCATTGTTCTACATGAGTTGCCCAACGCACATTTCCAGGCTCGTAATGGCCCCATGGATCTATACGATCTAGGCTTTTGCCTTCAGGCCGTTCTCCTAGCTCCATCCAAAACTGCTCAAAACTTTCAAACTTAAACAGCACATCTCCATATACACCGCAATGATTGTCATCAACCCGTTTTTTTGCTCTCCAATAACTCTTCCAAGCTCCTACTTTTTGAGGATCGTGCCTAGCGGAAGGGTTTTTTATATTTAATTTTCGTCCGGAAAAAGCGCATGAACGACAGGTCCACTGTTTTCCTTTGCGGTTGTATTGATCAATACGGATGCGGCCTTCCGCATGACAATCTGTACAACTTACGTCAACGTAGTTCCAACGTGAAGACATGTGTGGAGCAACTCTGGAATTATCATACCACTTAAGATCATCCACTTTACCTTATGACTCCAATATCTGGCAGACATAATGTCGGGATTCGAATCTTGAGCATTGTGTCTTGCGTAATATGCCTTCTTCCTTGCTTTATCCTTGGCTGTCTGCGGGTTTTTCCCAGCACCTTCAACCCCCTGCTGGCCAAACCGAACGATCTTTTCTTCGCCTCCCTTGCAGGCTTTGACCACATGCGATTTGGTGGGATGACCGGGGGTTCGGCGTGGTTTGTTGCACGCCATCTTGTCCTTGGCAATCTTGGCCGCTGCTGCAGCTTTTCTTCGTTTATCTGACATCAGAGGCCTTTAAACAAGGATGTAAATTCACCGAGGAATGCTTGGCCGGCATTGGATTTAGTTGGCTCTTCCTCTTTTTGATCTTCATCAATTCTAAAGTAACGTGTATAGAAATCTTTGGCCTTATCTTTTGCTGCCTCTTTATCAATAGCTTCTTGATCTTCTGGGAAGAAACTTTCAATTGTCCCAAGGGACGCAAACGGATCTTGTAGATCAAGTCCGTAAGTTTTAAGGGCAGTATCTTTACCTGCCTTGGTCAGAAGAACCTGTTCACTCCTGTCTAAATCAGGGAACATGTTGTTGTAGAACTCATCTTCTGTTCCTTGATAGCCAGCACTTTGGAAGATGGAATAAAGCTGAGTTGTTGGCTTAGGTGCTTGATCTTTGTAATCTTCTTCTTTGGGGATATAAGTAACCCCAAGAATCTCTTGTGTAGGACGCTGACGTTTGTCGTTGAGATATTTGATCTGCTCACGAATTTCTTGGGCAGAACCGCCGCGCAGTGTCTCAACAATGTACTGTTTTAACTCATCAATGGTTCCGGCAAACTCAGATAGGCCATACCGCTGTAGCACTTCCTTCCAGGCATCTGGTGTTTTCGCAGGATCTAAACCACGAAGCATTTCGTCGGCAAATTCCTCTGGCGTAATGAAAGTACCAAAAACAACCTCTGCTTTATCTGCTTCTTTCTGAAGCATTGGCATAACATTGATTGAGATAAAGTCTTGAACTTTACTGGCGTTTGTGATGTCATCAGCAGCATCAAATCCTTTGCCTTGTCCTTTAACTTCAAAGTGCATGCGGGCAAAAGCAGCTTTATTGTTTATATCAATGCCAAAGCGATAGACCTGCGCTGCCCAGTAAGGATCACCTGCTTTAGCAGCTGCCCAGTCGTCCTCAACTGTTTTCTTCTGAGTTTCGTACTGGCGCAAGCGACTGCGATCGCCAGTTGGACTGAAGTAGAAGTTGGGATCAAACGAACGCGGCCCTTGTTGTTTTACCTGATCCAGGTAGACCTGACTCTGGAGCTGACCTAACGTCTTCAAGGACCGGTCAATGTCTGTAACTTCAAAGGGGTTTCGTTCTTCTTGCCTGATGTCTAGGTATTCAATGAATTCATCCATTGATTTGGACGTATTGAAACGTGGAATCAAATATTCGTCTAAATAATTGCGAGCAAATTGAGCTTCCACATTGATCATCTCAGTTGCATCTTTCGTTCCGTAAGTTAGTGCTAGACCACGATTCTTGGCGTCATCCAAGGTTTTGATGTCAGCCTCCAGGCGTGATCCAATCGGTTGCAGCAGGAGCTTGGCGCTTTCCCCTGGATCACCCTTAATGGCGTTCAGGATTGTTTCACCCTCTTTCCCTTGCTTGCCTAGAAAATCCACTAACGCTTCACTGGATGTAAAACCTGCTTGTTCAAGAAATTTTGCACGGAATTCACCTTTGGCCTGGTCATATGCTTTTTCTGTGCTGTCCAGGAAAGCGTTGATGATGTCCTTCTTTTCTTCTAAGGGTTCAAACAGCGAGTAATCAATGCCGTACTTATTTTTAATGGACTGATCAAACCACTGCTGCCAGTTGTATACAACGTTGTTCCGCATTCCAGTAACATTCTGAAGTGCGTTGAGCAGATCCTCTTCTCCCTTACCTCCAGAAGTAAAGGCCAGTATCCCGCCAACACCTGTGTCACCCAAGATGGAATTGGTCAGGTCTTTGTTGATATCCATCACCTCGGTGAAGCCACTGAAGCCACGGAAAAAGCTCATCATTTCCTGACGGCCTTTCTGTTTCTTCATTTCAGCAATGGCGTCCTTCAACACGGTCTGATTGATGGCGGCAAATTTCTTTACCTCAACAGTCTTCTTGGTGTTGATGGCGGTATTGATCGCATCTTCCAACTCCGTGATGCCACTGCCAGCATTGATGTTATAGCTGAGAATGATCTGTTTATCTTCCGGTCGTTCAGACAAACGGAAAAGAACGGCAAACTCCTCTGGTTTGGTTACATCCAAGTACTTTTCTTTTGCTAACTGTTTCCAATAGGGATCGCCCTGGCGAGCCTTCGTCCACTCATTAGAAACCTCTGGAACATTCAATAAACGTTGCGTAATTGTGTCGATATCAACACCTAATTGCAGGTCGCGAATGTCCTGAATTTCCTTATCAGTAAGGGCAGCTTCCTGGTACTTTTGAGCTGCAACAAGATCTTCTTCTTTGTTACCACGTAAACCTTGTGCTTTACCAGTGGTGGTGTAATGCTGCCAATAGTAATTGTTCTCGCCATATCGCTCAGTGATATCAATGTCGTCATTGGCAACGGCCTGGTTCCAGGCTGCGTTGACCGTGGGATTCTGACCCTTGTAATAGGCAGGGTCAAACGTACCGTAGGGAGGTGCAGCACCAAGGGAGCTATCCCAGGGAACAAGCTTTTCTGTCTGGTAGAACAGCTTGAATTGAGTTTTAAGATTGTCAGTGAACTGCTTGGCTTCGCTGGGAGCGTAGCCAGCGTTAATTAAATCGTTGTAGGTGAGTTGATCTCGCTGTGCAACATAATCTCCGCCTTTGGTGGTGGAGGCAAGCGCAACAGTTTTATCGTATAACTTGTTTGCGGCTGTGTTCTTGTTATTAAGAAGAGTATTGTCTTCGTTTAACTCTTGGTTTTTCTGGTTTGTTTGTTGCGCTTGATAGTTTAACTGTTGATTTTTAACGTTGATTGTTGAGTATTCGGCATTGGTATTTGAGTTATCACGGTTGAGAATTGTATACTTTTCTCTAATTGTTTGGATTTGTGTATTTATATTCGCATTACGTATGTTTTGATTGTAGTTCGCCGTGTTCTTGTTGGTGTTATCAATATTGGCTTGTGCATTATTCTGATTAAGTGCCGCGTTGGTTTGATTTAAATTGCGGTTTGCATTGTTTGCATCCGTATCATCAACCCAATTGTCTCTCCATTCCTTTTTTTTATACCAACACCAGTTGTTTCCAAAAACAATTGGCCCATCACAAACCTCAACCTCGTATCTTTTATTTTTTGTTAAGTTGGTTGGATGGTCAGTTTTGTAATCAGTTTTTAAAGTTGTTGGAAGATTGATCGGAAGATTGGTTGGAAGAAATTCCGGGATTGCGTAATTTGCTTTTGCATTTGTTGGCAAATCAGTGCGCCGATCT